CCACTGTTCAAGAGTCGCATCACTAAGGCCAAAGAACAAAGCTTTAAAATCATTCTTGTTTTGAAGGTAGTATTCAAATCCATTGTGTAAAGTTTCTAGTAATAGTAGATCGAACATAATTTATACTCCATATATATGGTTAATCATTTGCGGAAGCATTCTAAAGACACGATCGCCAAGATTTAAGGGTTTGATACCTGGGTGCATCCACTTAGGGGGCTTCTGATCAATTGTCATTCTACGCCAAGTAATATAACCGCTAGTTTGTATCACTGGCCGCCCCTGTTTGTTTGAATATGCGCTCGCTTGTCTTCTCATACCTGCATAGATATCAGTAGCATGATGAGGCGCTTTTTTAGGTACTAGCCCGCGGGGTAATTGATTACCTTTAGCGCCGCGGGGGCTACCTTGAGGCGTAACATTGTGAGCATTTGCATGAAAAGAAATCATAGGGGCTAATTTCTTTGCTTGCTTATAGATAGCGGGGTTCTCCGCCTGTAGTTTCTTAGCGCTCTTTTTAAAGGGAACATTCAGATATAAATTGCCTTTTTTATCCCGTCTTATGTTTCTAGTTTTCTCTTGAAGCATAAATTTACGCATATCATAAGGCCCTGTTGTCCCGATGCCCCCTGGCCCCATTCCAAGTTCATACATGAGGGCAATTGTTGCGCTTTGTCCTGGTTTAGGTAGGCTAACAGATACGCCGTATTCATCCGCTTTATTGATTGATAATGATCTAAGATAACTTTGTTGAACAGAACCTTTAAGGGCGCTTCTGGCCTCCGCTGACCATTCGGCAAGTATCATGCTTGCAAGTTGTCTTGATCGTTGTTTTTGGTCTTGTTTGCCAAGGCCTAAGCCCTCTATCAAATCTACAAGGGATAAGCGTTTAATGTTAACCATTTAAACCGGCCCCCATGAATTCTAGGGTTGCTTTACATTGAACTGGCATCAGTCTAATTTGTTCATCTGTTGACTTGCGAACATATCTTGAATCCCTGTGAGTATGGGGGTTATCCGCCACATAGTATCTAGGATGCCCATAATAAGAGATTGAGTATCTCACGCCCACCGCCGGCGCTTTGCCATTTAGATCACCTTTAGAAAAATCAATGTCTCCATCTACATTGACTTCAAAGTCTACGCCCTCAATCAAGCTACCATTTAGAACGCCTAAACCTGTACTATTCGCCGTATGTAGATGCAAAACACGTAAAGTAGTCGCCCCGCCCTGTGTATCTAGTACACGAGGAACAATAGGATTTCTAAGGGACTGAATCGCCCCCGTCTTTCGCGTCTTTGTCTCTTTAAAGATCATGCTTGAATCTACCATTGTAAAGCGATCGCCGAATGAAGGCAATGTTTCAGGTAGTAGCGTAATGTTTACCATTCCTCTTGCGTATTCTCCATACTCATGAAACCTTGATTCATCTGAACTTGCGCTAGTGATTAGTGCCCTTGTATCTTGTTTGCTATGCCAAAAATAGCCAATGCCCTTGCATAGGGGGCAATCTGAACGAACTTCGCCTTGTTTCTCTAAGTTTGCATCTATACTAGGAAGATCAAGCACCACCGCCCCGCCCTTATTTGAGCATGGGCATTCGGCGCACATTTCCCAAGATACGAGCATTGATCTTGTGAAAAATTGTTTTCTAAATTCCTCATTTAGCCAATCAACGCGGGGCCTTAGTTTTGTTGGTATTCTAGGGGTGATCGTAGTCATTTAGATTACTCCGAACTGGTTGATTTTGTACTGTGCTTTTACGGCCTTCTTTAGTGTGTCATACTGTTTTTCATAGTAATCAACACGCGATGAATAACCTGAATACATAGCGCTTGACGTTGTTTGAATACTTTGAGACAAACCATCAATGCCAATAGAACTTGATGCAATACCGGCGCCTAAAATCAAATCCCCCGCTACTTGTAAAATCATATTACTTGATGCTTTTAATGTGATCATGTGCTTAATGTCACTTGGTAAAGTATCAAGTAGATAAGTAATTTGAATATCTGTTACGGGGGCGCTATTTAGTTCGATGACAAATGAGTCTTGACCAAGTGTTATCGCTTTACCGGTAACGCCGGCGGGCAAGGTCAATGCAATACGATATTTTAAAAAACAGTGACGACTTAGATTGACTGTGTATTGTGTTTGTCCCGCTGGGAATGTGATTGTTTCTTTTCGTGTTTCAAATCCCGCTGTATAGTCAAACTCAAAGTAACCTGGTATAAAGTCCCGCCCTTCATAGAAAATTCCGTAATTCCCTAAAATAGGCATGCCCGCCGTAAAAAAATATGATCCTAAGCTCTCTTGAGATGGAATGATATGCATTTGCCCATGAATAGCGGACACCATGCGAATCCATGAGACAGGCAAGTCAACAGGTTGAAACGAACCGAATCTAATTCGTACTTTGTCAATTGATACGATAGGCCTATAATCAAGCTTCATAGGCCAATATGAGAATCGCCCTTGTCTTTCGGCGTCGTGTGTCTCCCTGGATACCTTAAAAGGTTCTAAGTTGATACCTATATCGTTTTCAATGTGTTGAATAGATGCTTGAATAGAGGTTTCATATATCTCATTAGGGAAGGGGGCGCCGTCGTCTGTGGTCAAGTCAACACCTAATAAAGAAGTTTTCTTGAGGTAATCGGGCGTGATAATATCTAGTAAAGTTGTAGTACTCATGGGACACCTTAATCTAGAACTTTGACGATCTAGAACTTTTATTCTATGCCCTCATATTATCATAATTTCATATTAAATAAGTAAATAATAAACTTAGCCTAAAGTTTCAATCAAGCTTGAACCAACACGAACATTCTTAACAATCCAACACTTAGAAGGAACTTTAACAATAGGTGAACCAAAAAGCATGAGCAAGAATGGTTTACTTGTTTGTACTTCAGCGAGGGGGCGTCTGAAGAAATCAAGTAACTTTGCAAATTCCATAATTTCAGAACTGTGTTGAACAAATACCATCTTATGACCATTTGCTAAGTTTTCATTGCGATCAACAAACACAGTAGCCCCGCCACTGGTAGCGGGAACTTCGTTGATCAAGACCGCTTCAGAAGCTGGACGATCTACAGGGGTTCTGAAAATCTTGAAATAGATTGCGTCTGATTGTTGAGCGATGGTCAAAGTTACTTTTTCACCGGCGGCGACTGTCTTAGCAACAGAAGTAACAGGAGCAGAATAACCGCTATTATTGATCGCTACGACCTTATAGAAGTAATCGCCGGCGTCGCTTGAAATAAATTGAGAAGCGGAATCACTAGCAACAACAGCAGAAGTAAGAACAGGGGTAGATGCGGCGCCGGTGGTTGCGCTTCCTGTGTCTGGTGCTTTGCCATTGTTCGCCAAGAATGGGGCGCTCTTTACTGGTACTGGTCCGACTGGGCCCATGATAGAAATTTCTTGAGTACCATATGTAATAGATGAAGAATTAGTAAGAACCAATTGATCATGACGGCCAAATTGAACAGCAAACTTGATCAATTCGCCATGAATATCTGGGGTTACATAGATACAGTCTGGAGTACCATATAAAGGCGCAGAATAAAGTTTAGCCAAGATATCTTGAAGAAGTCTAGGTGATGGACTTGCGCCGCGTGCATCAAACACATTTGAACCGTTGTTATAGGATTCAATTTGATGAATGATACCATCGAAATGTAAAGGATTATTACTTTCTTTAGCGTGGAACATTGCTTTTTCAAGCTTAGCAAGTAAAGAGAGGGTGCCGCGTTCTGTTTCTAATGCGATTGCATTTTGATTAGCGCCAATCAAGCCAACCAAGGTTCCTACGTCAGTTACTTCTCTTCTTTCAGCTAAGTACTTGATACGAATTGACTTTCTTTGATATTCAGAGCGATTTGTAGTACCGGCGGAACCTTCGCTAATAAATGGATCAATATCTAAGCCATGAGAATTGATTACGGCGTATTCGTGTAAGGTATTAGTAACAGATACTTTAGGCATTGCAGGCCATAAAGCAAGTTGCTTCATGCTATAAGTAGCACTTGCCAAAATGTTTTCAATGCTTTGAGGAACTAAAGGACTTAAAGAACCTGTATCACCACCGGAAGTGCCGGCGGGGGTTTGATAACCGATAGTTGCAGACTTGCGAAGGGCACTGTTTAAATCAGCTAAATCAGCAGCGGAAACAAGGCCGTTGGCTTGTGGGATATTTAATGAATTGAAACTCATGTTCTACTCTCTCTTTATTTGCTATTCATATTGATGTTAAATTCAGCGATGATCTCTTGAGGATTAGCGCCAACGCTTAATCTAGAAATTGCGCTTGTAAGTTCGGACTTTCTAGACCAATCAGACTCGGAACGAACTAAAGATAAGGCCTTGTTCATTACGTCTTGAGTAGTGAAGCTAGGCGCTTTCGCTGGTTGTTCTACATATGGAATCTTATTGAAATTGATAGAAGTAGGTGCGACAGGTTCAAGCAATGCACGATTTAAAGATTTCTCCATTTGTTGCATTTTGCCCGCCCCTGTGTCCTTCATCGCCTTGATTTCTTTTGTACAAGCTTCAACCGCTTTAAGCATTGCTTTATATTGCTTGTCCATAGCGTCAAGAATGGCATCGGTACCTTTTGCCATCTCCATCATAGCTTTTTCCATCTTGTCATCATCTTCATCTTCATCTTCATCTTCATCGTCGTAAGATGAACCATCTTCAGAAGAAGAACCATCTTCATCATTGCCCTTTTCAAACAAAGAACCTTGAGTTTTGGCCTTCTTTGCTTTCTTGGCGCTCATTTGATCTTGATCATCCATTTTCATTGCTTTAGATAGATCATCAAGGGCGATTGTTAAATCGTCAACATTGACGGCGTCGGGGGTGAAACCTTCGGCGACTTGTACGGCGTCGGCCTCACTCATCCCTTTATTCATAAGATGCTTGATTAAATCGTTATTCATCGTAAATTCTCCTATATAGATCATTGTTTTAGAGTTCAAAGTATTTTTCAAGCTTTTTACTCATAATCTCTTAGTTTTTCTTGACTCTTATTTTTTGCGGACTCCATAACAAGTTTAAGAAGGCGCTCTAATTCCTCATTAGTGTAGTCGCTAAAGTGTTCTTTTAACTTGTTTTTCAAGGCTTCTTTGCTAATCATTCTATTCTCTTTCTTGGGTGCTTTGTTGTTCGCCCCATATGTGGCGCTTGATACTTTTTGCGCTAGTGATTGTTCTACAAGTGAGGACATTGAAGCATCAGCATCAGGAATCGCCGCTTCTTGATACCCAACATTCATCGACTTTGCAATGATTTCTAGATTGGTATTCGGATTGACAGGATGCGAAGTAATAGCCACATTGATCACATTCGCTTTAAGTACCTTCTTAGGCTGGATAGGGTCCCGAAGTGTCACTTTTCCCTCAATCGAAAAACCAAGGCATCTTTCCCCGCCGGCTTTTTGCATTGCTACCGCTGTATCATAGCACTCTTTCGCTAATGGTTTTGATAGATACAATTTACCTTCTACGCGTGTTTTATGATCATCTACCTTTTCAATCTTTGTAGGATGCCCCAAAACCGCTTCAGGCCCTGGCCTATGCTCATGATTAAACCAACCATTGTTCAAAAAGTACGACCAATCAAGGCCGCTTTGATTGATCTTCTCACCTTCAAAATCCATATCATCAGTTGATACGATACCGGCGATCATGCCTACATTGTCATCCATGA